TATGCCCCTCAAGTTTTAGGTGAGTATTCACCTTATGCGATGCCGTTTCAATACGCATTCGTCAGCAGAGAAGATGCCCTCTCCGTACCAGCATTGCAAAGATGCCGCAATCTTTTGGCTGGAACGATCGGCGCAATCCCATTAGAGCTTTACAGAAAATCAACTAACGAAGAACTTGGCTCACCAGTATGGTTAGAGCAACCTTCATATTCTCAACCTCGATCAGTTACGATTGCTTACACAGTTGAATCATTGCTTCTATATTCGCAAGCCTTTTGGCAGGTAGTCGAGGTATATAACGAGGACGGGCGACCATCTCGCTTTGAATGGATTGCTAACAATCGAGTAACTGCAACTTTAGACAGCACTAACACTTTTGTTAAATCTTATGCGGTTGATGGAATGACATTACCAATGGACGGCCTTGGCAGTTTAATTACTTTCCAATCTTTGCTACCAGGTATTTTGACAACTGGCATTCAAACAATCCGCGCGGCCATCGATGTTCAGAAGGCAGCAGCAATCGCTGCATCAACTCCAATGGCTACTGGTTACATCAAAAATACCGGTGCTGATCTTGATCCTAAAGAAGTTTCAGGTTTACTAGCTGCTTGGCGCAATGCTCGCAACAATCGTTCAACCGCTTATCTAACTAGCACTTTAGAATATAAGCCAGTGTCGTTCTCACCTAAAGAAATGATGTACGGAGAAGCCATCCAGAATCTTTCTACTGAAATTGCACGGTTGTGCAATGTTCCAGCCATATATGTTTCTGCTGATCAAAACTCTAGTTATACATACACCAATGTCAATGACGAGAGAAAACAATTCTTAACACTATCTTTACAGCCATTCATTACTGCTATCGAAGATCGCTTATCGATGGACGACATTACTGCCCGAGGAAATGTTGTCAAGTTTGACATTGACAAAAACTTCTTGCGTACTGATCCATTACAAGAACTGGCAGTAATTGAAAAACTATTACAACTTGAACTTATTACTCAAGAACAAGCAATGGAAATGACAGATCTAACACCTAACGGAAGTCAAGGTATGGAATGACCCAGATAATCACCTTCGCAGCTGAACTAACAGCAGATTCAGCCAATCGCACTATCTCAGGCAAGATTGTGCCTCTTAACATTGAAGCAGGATCTACCAACATGGGCAAAGTTATCTTTGCTTCTGGATCAATCGAGATCCCAGATCCTAAGACCATCAAACTATTAAACCAACACGATTCAAAGAAGCCTTTGGGTCGCGCAGTCAGTTTTTCTGAGTCAGAAAACTCAATCGATGCTGTCTTTTCTGTAAGTCGCTCACAGCGCGGCACAGAAGCTTTGATCCTGGCAGAAGAGGGATTGCAATCAGGTTTGAGTATCGGGGCAGAAGTCCTGAAGTCAAAGATCAAGGACGGCGTGACTTATGTGTCTGCTGCTCGCTTGGTCGAAGTAAGTTTAGTGACTGAGCCAGCCTTTAAGTCAGCCCAAGTTACTGATATTGCAGCAGAAGAATCTGCTGTAGAAGAATCAACCCAACCAACAGAAAGCGAGACAGCCACCGTGGAAAACACCACTCCAGCAGTCGAAGCAACACCAGTTGAAGCACCAGCGGTCGAAGCTGCTCGCCCAACTGTCACAGCAATGGCTTACACAAAGCCTCGTATCGAAATCACAGCTGCTAAGTATGCAGAGAACACAATCCGTGCAGCACTAGGTGATGAGTCAGCTCGTCAATACCTACTTGCAGCAGATGACACAACAGACAATGCTGGTCTTGTACCAACTCGTCAACTAAATGAAATCATTAATCCACTTGGCACAACAATCCGCCCATCAATTGATGCAATTTCTCGCGGAGTGCTTCCAGATGCCGGTATGACTTTTGAGATCCCAAAGATCACACAAATGCCAGCCGTCGGTGAAGTTGCAGAAGGTGCAGCATTTACAGATACAGATCAGAACTCAGCGTTCTTGTCAGTATCAGTTAAGAAGTATGCTGGACAACAGACATTCTCTGTCGAGTTGTTGGATAGAACTTCGCCCGCATTTTTTGACGAGCTTGTTCGTAACATGGCCGCAGCTTACGCAAAGACAACAAATGCAGCAGTAAACGCTGCACTTATTTCAGGCGCATCACTTGATGCAACAACAGTTGCAACATACCCAACAGCAGCTGAATTGCTTGGAATTGTTGCTCGCGGATCTGCTTCTGTTTACGCAGCCACAGCAGGACTACCTAACCCATTTGCTCGCAATATGGTTGTATCAACAGGACAATGGTCAAACATCATGTCACTTAACGATTCAGGTCGCCCAATCTACACAGCATCACAACCAATGAACGCTGGCGGTCAAGTAGCTCCAACATCACTAACAGGTAATGTTGCAGGACTTAACCTCTATGTCGATCCAACAAATGCTGGCGATACAGATGGAACAATTCTTATCGTTAACCCAGATGCTTATACCTGGTATGAGTCTCCAACATACCGCTTACGCGCAGAATCAACAGCAGCAGGTCAAGTAACCATCGGTTACTACGGCTTTGGCGCAATCGCAACTAAGGTTGCTGCTGGCGCATTCAAGAACAACAAGGCGTAAGCCCACTAAGTCGCTGAGAGGGGGCATAGCCCTTGCCCCCTCTTGGTCTTTAGAAAGGAATTGAAATGGCACTCTGCACAGTAGCTGAACTCAAGAGCGTTCTCGGCGTTGGCTCGCTGTACCCAGATGCGACAATTCAAGAAGTCTGCGATGCAGCAGATGCAGTGTTATTGCCGATGCTATGGAGTCCTACTTATTTTTCAGTAGCTCATGAAAACATTGTCGGTTCAGGAACTCTTTACTTTAATGATCCTGTCAAAGAGATTTTTTATGTTGGTCAAACTGTAACGATTACCAATTCTGGTTCTAATTACAACGGAAGCAAAGTAATAACAGCAGTTGGCGATTACTCAATTAGCATGGCTACGGCTCATGCGACTGCTCAACCTAAGCACGCTATTGCTCCTTATGGCTCAGTTGCTTCAAGAACTTACACAGACTGGACAGCCGACATGGCTATTCAGAATGCCGCTTTGATGATAGCTGTCGAGATCTGGCAAGCAAGAACCAGCACTTTGACCGGTTCTAACTCCGTAGATTTCCAGCCCTCACCTTATCGAATGTCAGCACAGCTGCTCGCTAAGGTAAGAGGATTGATCGCGCACGCGCTAGACCCTCGCTCAATGGTGGGCTAATGCCAGCATCAGTTACTACTCTACGAACTACCCTGGCAACAGCATTAGTTGACAATTCACTTTGGCAGACATTTGCCTTTCCACCTTCTGTGGTTCTTGCCAACTCAGTTATCGTAAGCCCAGACGATCCTTATCTTGCGCCAAGCAACAACGCGCGCAACACAGTCAGCCCACTGGCTAATTTCAAGATTATTATTACAGTTCCTTTATTTGATAATGAAGGCAACCTTAACGGCATTGAAACTAACCTGGTAAGAGTGTTTAACTTATTAGCTGCTAGTTCTTTGACGTATAATGTAGGCAGTGTATCTGCCCCAAGCGTTCTCAATGCTGCATCAGGTGATCTGCTCAGTTGCGAGATGTCCGTATCAATCCTAACAAGTTGGAGTTAATATGTCAGACCTAACACCAGAGGATCTAGCCTTCTTGAAGAAGATTGGTCAGATCACCACAGCACCAAAGCCAGTAACTACTAAGAAGGAAGAAGAATAATCATGGCAATTTTTCTAAATAACAAAGTCGGTCTAAAGATTGCCACTATCAATCTTTCAGATCACGTAACTGCGTTCACACTTAACCGTCAGTCAGATCAGATCGAAGTTACTGCTATGGGCGACACAGCTCACAAGTTCGTCACCGGTCTTTCAGCAGACAGCCTCACAGTATCATTCCTAAATGACACAGCAGCAGCAAACGTTCTAGCAACACTCCAGGCTGCTTACGGCACAACTGTTGCGTGGCAGGCAATCCAAGATTCATCAGCTGCTGTATCAGCAACTAACTTGCTTTATTCAGGCACAATCTTGGTTGACAACCTAACAGACATCAACGGCGCAGTAGCCGATGAAGGTATGCTAGACCTTACATTTACCTGCAACAGCAAGACAGCAACTGCTTCAACTGGTACTTGGGCATAACTAACTACTAAAGAAAAGGGCTAAAGAATGGCAAAGCTAAAGATCACAAGGGCAGATGGCTCTGTATCTGATCATCAGATAACCCCATCGATCGAATACGCATTCGAGGTTTACGCCAAGAAGGGCTTTCACAAAGCCTTTCGTGACGATGAAAAACAGAGTGATGTGTATTGGCTGGCTTGGGAGTGTATTCGCCGCAGCGGTGAAACTGTCAAGATGTTTGGTGCGGAGTTCTTAGACACACTTCAAAAAGTGGAAGTTCTAGACGACGACCCGGAATTATAGGGCGTGACTCTTTCACTTACTTGATCGCAAGGTTAAGTCTGGAGACACAGATCGCGCCTAATGACTTACTCGAACTTGATTCGAGAATGTTTAAGGCTTTATTACAGGCTATGAAAGATCGAAACAAGGAGATGAAAGATGCCAGTCGAGCTAAAGGGCGCAATCGCTCTTCGTAAGGCACTTAAAAACTTTGCACCTGATCTTGGCAAA